TACAAAAGATGTAACAGCGAGCGGTAGGTTCGGAAAAAAGCAAGCTAGTCTTCCACTAGCATTGCTCCATCAAAAGATGGCGAACCTTCGTTCGGTAAGATAACGTTAGTCAACATCATATATCATGACACCTGACATCACACTGATGGGTAAATCGTTCAAGTGGATCGCTTCTCTGCAAAACGGCGGTTCGTTACGTCGGTCTACGACCGATGGGGCAACCTTGCCCCATACGATCAAGATCAACCATACCGATGCCGTCGATAGCGCTACGAAAGTAGCCTGTCGGAGAAGTCAGTTCCGCGTAGACGTCACTCATCTGGATACGGGTGGGGTTTCCCCCTCCCCGCTCCCGTGCACTGCCTATGTCGTGTTCGTCAAGGGAAAGGGTATGTATGGGCCGTCGAGTGCAACTATTCAGTTGACGCTCAATATGCTCATCCAGGCTCTGTCCCAGACCGCTGCCGATGCCAGTGCCCTTGCCCTTCGTGATCTCTTTGGGATTAACGAGGAGCAGTAACACTGTTTGCCCGGCACAAACGCTGTATGCGCTTGCAGCGCATATACTAGTACAATGTTAGTTTATATAAAGTAACATCATGCAAATACATGCGAATGCGATAGCATACAATACAGGCACCTACACTCGCGGGACATACATTATTCAAGTGATCGCAAATAACGATCACGAATATGCATTCCTCGTTAGGATTAGGCGCTATGCACAACTCCAGTTCAGTAACAGTCTCTACTTCGCTATTAGCGATATAGGAACGATTAGTGTTCTGGGGACCGATGGACGGTCTAAACGGAGGATGTGGTTTTGTAGGGTTAGCGGTAAAGCGCCCTACACTCCGCCTCCAAGGTTTAAATCGGACATTTGGTCCTTTGTGCGCATTTGGCGGTCACGGTGGCGACAAGAAGTCGCAGTAATGCGATGTGTTGCCACAGTTAACGACAAGGACAGCGAAGTTATCGTTCTTCCAAGAACGAATAACATCGACTGGCCTTCAACATAGGACTGTAAACACAGGAGATTGTCATATGACTAATCATATACATGATATATATAATCGCCTGCTACAAGACGTTCATGTCAAAACGGGGGTGTCCCTTGACGCTCCCGTGGAGGCACTTGATAAGTGGCTTCGATCTGAAGCCCCTCTTGTAGATAAGCAGATACTCGCATATCTGGAGCATTATCCCGACCGAAAGGTCGACATTCCAGAGTGGTTAAAACCACTATGGGATAAGTTCATCCTTACGGATGATCCGACAGTGCTACAGTGTATACGACAACTGCTATTGTTTACCTACAAAACCGAAGAGGAACCAAATAATGAACAACTCAGAGACGCCGAAGAGGCGTATGAGCAAACGGATGAAGATGTTGGTTGCTGGAGCAGGGCTTATAGCTCTGCTAAATCCTTCAATCACACCCTTCATACCGCTCGTCGAATCGTTGGCTCGATCATATATCGAATCAACTGGGCAGAAATAATTCCATCACATGGTCCAGGGGGGATCTATCCCTCCAGGTTGCCAAGTGAGAAGAGTTGTTTCCGCACACTATATACTCCGATTCAGAGATTGTATCCATATGATCAGTACTTCTGTGGCCTCCCATCCTTTTGGGAGTCCACCTTAGTCCGTCATACTGATGCTATCAAAGAAGAAGAGCATATTGTCGCTAAGCTCTGCGCTGTACCCAAGGACTCTCGCGGACCACGTATTATATGCGTGCATCCTGCGGAAGCCATTTGGATACAGCAAGGGCAGCGACGCCTTCTTGAAGCTGCGATATCTACCTCACCCCTAACTAAGGGGCGAATAAACTTTAC